TTCGTTCGGATTGACGTCGTGTCAGACCACGTTGACAACTTCTGTTGTCATTATTATTATACACCCTGAGAGGGCATTTTGTCAATAGAATTTTTGAAAAATACAGAGAATTTTATATAATTTCTTTTAGCTGTTCAATAGACAAAGTTTCATATTTTTTCATATAAATCAATCCTCACATTGAGCACGTTCTGTTGTGGATTTTGTGATGAATCCTTCATCGTCCATTTCTTCAATTTTCTCAAAGAGTGGGAATGAAGTACTCTTATATTTCTTTGGAACAAAATCATCATCACGTCTGATACCAGTTATGATAAGTTTATTACCTCTTGCGAAGAAACTCTTTTCAACAACTGTCTTTGTTCCATCAGGATTCTTACGTGAAATCTGTCTGTCCCACTTTGCATACTGATTTTTCCAAACCTTTACGTTTACAACCTGCATTGTTGGAGTTAAGAGAACTACTGTACTCTTATTCTTATCCTTATCAATTACAGTTCCACAGATTCTTGAAATCTCATACATTCTTATCATGCCGCCTTCCTTAGTAAGGAACTCTGAGGCAATCACTGGGTCTTTATCCAAATCCTCGAAATCAACAATCTTGTATGCTCTCTTGTTAAGATTAGCAAGCTCATGATTGTGACAATATGTGCCAAGAGCATCCATATCCCACTTATCAATGCCGCCCTGAGCATACTTTTCAGATACCTCAGTAACAAGTGTAGCATTAAGTTTGTTTAAAATTTCCTGCTGTTTTTCCTTCATCCATGCTCTTACTGGATTCATTGCTTTATCATATGTATTGTCCCAAGTTGTTTGCTTGATTTTAGCATGGTTGTTTTCACCATCAATTACTGCATCTACAAGAACATCTGTGTCATAGTGTTCAAGGAAGAATCTCATGGCATTTCTGTCAAGAAGGTAATAGTCTCCATCCTTGAATTTTCTGATATATTTTGTGAAGTTATAAACCTTTGCTTCAAATGAGAGTTCCTCTGGAATAAGACCTCTGTTGAATAACATTGTCATATTCTGTAATGTAATTCTCTTTTTCTTGTCAGCGATGAGGTCGAGATAAGAGTTCATTGTAGCAACTCTGTTCTCATAAAGATTATCAAATGCACCTGCCTTTATCAAGCTGACCATTTGAGTTTTGTTAACCTTAACCTTGCTCATAAAGTCTTCAAGAGAACTGTAAGGACGATTCTCAATAATTTCATAAACAAGATTTGTACCAATTCTATCAATACCCTTCAAACCATAAATGATAGCGTTCTGCTCAGAGTCAGGCTTAAAGATAAGGTCTGATTTATTGATATCTGGCGGCAAAACATTTATACCAGCTTTCTTGGACTTACCAAGTGCAACACTTATTTTACCATAGTTAACACTCTTGTTTTTCTTCTTTGTTGGTGTCTCTTCCTCTTCTTCATCGAAGTCTACCTCTCTATCTACATCGTCTACTTCAAGAAGGTCTGCACCACCCGCGTTTGTAATCAAACAAGCACAGTTCCAATAAATATCGGAATATGTTGTTGCAAGATAAAGAGTCTGAAGACCAACAAATGAATAAGCAAGTGCGTGAGGTTTCGCACTGTACCACTACTACTTTCATAGTCCGCTAAAGCGTTGTGGTCTGGACTATACCATACATTTCAAAACGAAATGGAGTTATTATAGTCTCTGAACGTCTCTCCAATTTAAATGTGTAATTTTATTAGAGAAAATACATAAAATTGAGATTTCGCTGCGTTTGATTATCCAATCCTTAACGATGTTACCATACCGTTCCCGTTACTAAACGCCACAATAGAGTTACCTACTATTGCTTGGTTGTTAAGGCTCTAAGGAACTCCCCGCAATTTAAACTCTTTAAACAGCTCTGCTAAAGTTAAAGCTGTATCCCATCTGAGGCCCCATTGTTGTCTTCCAAACATATTCACCGAATTTCTTTGTAGGACAAGCATTTACAAACTTTTCATGAAGAGCCGGAATCTGGTCCATTTTCTTCTTTGCAACTATCTTTCTTGTTGAGTTTGCTTCAGAAAGACTAAAGTGTGCAATGTTTTCGTCCATACAAATTTCCATCATATCTTCCTGTGATGAAGGAACGCCATAGTTAGGAAGATAATACGGTTCAAGAGTTTTAATCTGTTCTTCTGTCAATCCCGCATCTTTTGCTTCCATATACCATGCTCTCATATCTTCCTTAAGGCGACAATATCTGTCGAGAGGTCTCTCTTCACCAGGCTCACCCATAAGTCTCATTACATACCACTATAGATTTCTCTACCAGCTGGGTAACTGTTTGTGGTCTGGACTATCTTTTACCTTACGGCACACCATTTCGATTTACGTATCAATAGTAAACCTACTCTCTGTCTAACCAGAGATAGTCTCTACAGGTTTATTGATTCACCTTTCTTATATTGTTAATTAAATTTGTATAACAATATACTAAGTGCATTTTATATCACCTCCAATGAGGTGAATCAATATTTCCCACGGGATTACCATACCTATACCTCCCGGCAGTGGCTCCAGGCTTCCCCGTTAGCTAAGATTAAATCTTAACCCCTTTGATTAAAGGTAAAGTGTGTAAGCGCCAATGTCGACGCATTTGCGTTAAGCATATCAGTTGGGTTCTGCGGCTTAACTTGTTTTGCAGTTGCAAGACCTACACCAGTACTGAACTGGAATACATCGAGAACTTCACCATTACTAAGTGCATCCCAAAGTCTCTGGTTCTTAATGTCAAGAACATCAGGATGGAGATATTTATTATATACTTCTCTCAATGAGAGGTCAGGCTCAATCAAATTATCTTTCTGAAGAAGCTGTATTGCAATTGTAAGCTTATCACAAATTTCAGTAACAAGGAAGTCATACTTAACATCCGTGTTATCCATTATTTCTAATGGCACTGACTATCTCTTACCGCATTATGCGGAATACCATTTCAAATGACGTATCAATAGTCATCTTACTTCACTTAACGTGAATAGTCGATACACATTTATATTAGAGTTTTCCAAGTTTTTCCATTAACTATATTTCTAATTGATGTTGTAGTTACTTGTGGGAATAGTTCATGGATTTCTTTATTAGTTTTTCCTTCTTTATGAAGTTCTCTTATTCGTCTGACATCATTCTCAGTTAATTTTGATTTTCCATTCTTTTCTCCAGAATGACCCAAACTATGGTGCAAATGTTTATTTTCTTCTGTGAAAACTTCAGGCATTACTAATTTATATTTATTTCCAACATATATATTCCAAAAAGTCCATTTATCTGGATAAAGACTTTTATAATTTTGATACACTTCTTCCCAATATATACCTTCTGCATATTTTTTTCTGAGAAGAACAATATCATCATAATCTAACTTTCCACCACTTGTAAATTGTGCTGAAAATTCAATATTATAAGGATAAATTGGAGTATTTGTATTTAGATTAGTATAAGTATGATGATGATAAACTTTTTTAAAAGCAGAATAAGATATAATTTCGTTAAATTGTTCATAAAGAACATACATTGGAATATCTCGATGGTCTAAGATATATTGGGCTTGTTCTTTTGTTAATTTTGCATGGTTATTATCTGCTCCATATTTTGAGACTCCATCTATTACTCCGCCACCAGAAGAAACATTGTATCCATTAGGAACTCTGCAATTATATTCTTTAATAAGTTCAATTTCTTTATTATTTGCTTCTTCTAAACTAAGACCAGAGAAAAGTATTTCAAAGGTAAAATTTTCAACACCATACTTCTCAATAGCTTTACCAATGACCATATTTTTACTATTGCCACTTTTATGGTTTGACCATCGTTTTTTATAATTATTTGTAATACCAATATAAATTTTTTTATTTATATTATTTGTAATTTTATATACATACATTTTATCACCTCAAAAGTCATATTTATTTACCCACTAATAAAGTATGATTTTCTTGGTTAAACTCTAATAATTTAGTTCGGGATTACCATACCTATGCCTCCCGGCAGGAGCTTCAGGCTTCCCCGACGCATTAGTGGTATTTTTTACTTATGATTACTCTGCCACTAATACGCTGCTGATAAACAGTTAGATATTATTGGGCAATGTTACTTACCCAGTTCCTCAGCCTCATGGAGAGAATACTGAGTTGTTAAGTCACCATTCGGGCTTCTCATAATTGCACCAGTTTCAAATGGGCTATCATTATAAAGAATAACACCAGATGCGTGCTGGCCTCTTTTATTTACAAGACCATCAATTGATTCGATAATCTCAAGAAGTCCTGGATACTTGTCAAGCTCATTTACGAGCGCTGTGATAGGTGCTCTACCCTTTTCTTCATTGCCATAAACGGCATCATGAATTGACCAAAGGAATCCACGCTCTTGAGGAATAAGAGAACTAAGATACTGTGCTGTATCTGTATCAATTCCATCGGGGAGGTACTCTGAACGATAACCACGACAGGCGGCAGCGATTGCTGAACGAGTTCCTTCTGTACCATAAGTACAAACCTGAATTACGTTAAGTTCACCACGCTCTTTACGAAGTGCCTCAAAGATTCTCTTTCTCTTTGAAGGGGTAAGGTCAATATCAATATCCTTTTTATACCCTCGGTTTCCCGATATTTATTAGGGGAATAGACTATCTCTTTAGGACTTTTGTCCATAATAGGCACTACGGAGTGGTATTCATCTCCACTCCTCTTAGAGATTTTATAATCTCAATTTAGTCGTTACA